GGAGCAGCTCGGCGATCTTCGCCTGGGTGTCGCGGATCGTGTCGCCGCTGAGCGGGCGCCAGCCGCCTGTGCTCGGAGCGGCAGCCTCCAGCGCGTCGTCCCAGATCGCCAGCTCGAGGAAGCTGGAGCCGCGGGCCTTGGTCGATCGACCGCGGGTGATCGAGTACTCGGCGCCGGCGAAGGTGATCTCCGCCCGGACGCTCATCTCGTTCGCGCCCAGCTGGACCAGATCGTCCGTCCGGCCGCGGGCGTCGTCGAAGAGCGCATAGCGGAGGGCGTCGATCGCCAGGGCGGACTTGCCGGATCCGTTGGCACCCACGAAGGTCGCCAGCCGGGCGGCGTGGAAGGCGAGGTCAGTCTCTGAGTGGCTGATGAAGTGGCGGAGCTGGAGGCTGTTGAGCTTCATGAGATCTTGTTCCGTATCGTTTGTGCCTCTTCGTTGATCCCGGCCAGTTCGAGGCGGATCAGGTGAAGTTGGGCGGCGACCGACTGCAAGGCCGTTGCCACGGCTAGGGTCGCGTGGAGCTGCTGCTCAGCCGTGTCCTCGACAGGTCCGTAGACCTTCTTCTGCTCCTCGTAGGAGTCGAGAAGATCGCGCTCGGCGGCTTCCTCGTAGAACTCGTGGTTGAAGCCATTCATGCCGCCACCTCGGCCAGCAGCCGCCGGCCCTCTTCGATCAGCGCAGGAGCGTCCGAGTCGCCCTCGAAGAAGGCGCTCAGGGCGTCGCTCGGGCTCATGGCCTCGGACAGCCCGCCGGCCAACTCCGGGATGACGACGGGGCGCTTCCGGATCTCGGCGACCTCGAAGGCGCCCTCGGCCTCCAGGTTCTTGCGGAGCGTGGCCGCGTCGACGTGAGCCGGGACGTTGATGGCCCGGACGATCGCACCGTGCAGGTCGGTGAGCAGCTCCCAATCGTCAGGAGCGCAATCGAGCGTCACGAACGGCCGCGCCGGCGTCTCAACGAAGCGCCAGTCGAAGCGGCCCGGGCCGACGTCGGCGACGATGAAGCCCTTGGCCTCGCGCTCTTCGCCGAAGTCCACCCGCTCGATCGAGCCCGGGTACAGGACCGGGCAAGAGAGGCCGCCGAGCACCTGGTGCCGATGGAGGTGCCCGGCGACCACGGCCTCGAATCCGATGGCGGCAAGGCGGCCCGCGTCGACCACGGTCCCGCGGTCGCCCAGGAAGGCCTGCTGCGTCTCGCTCATGTGCGCGCCGGCGAGCGTCTGGTGCAGGACCAGGACCACGCCGGCGTCGGGGTAGTCCGCCTTCGCCTCGGCGTACAGCCCGCCGGCGATCGTGATGATCTGCTCGGCGAGCATGCCGAAGACCTGGTCGTCTGGGACGTGCTCCATGCCCGGCTGGGCCCGGAGCCAGTGTCGATCGACGTAGGGGATCATGGCCAGGACGCAGTCAAAGCCGATCGCCTGCAGGCACGGACGGCTGACGCCGACCCGGCGCTCCTCGACCGCGGCCATCACGTCGTCCATACCGTCGTCGAGGATCGTGACGATGGATCCGCCAGCGATCGCGCCGTCGTGGTTGCCCCGGAGGTAGGCCTGCCTGGCCGGGCCAAACGAGAGCCGATCGCGGATCTGGCTCACCAGCCAGGGCGCCGGATGCTTTCGCTCGGTGAAGTCGCCGGCGACCACCAGGGCGTCGCACTCGCGCGCCTGCTCGGCGACGAACTGCAGCGTGTTGAGGTAGTCGACCATCCGGGCGTTGAGGCCTGTGCCCGGATCCACGCGCTGGCCATAGGCGTCGACGTGGAGGTCCGCGGTGAAGGCGATCTGGCTCATGCCGCGCCGCCCTTCGCTGCCGCGATCGCGGCGAGCTCAATCCAGAGGCTTCGGAACTCCGGGACAGCCAGGCTCTTCTCGACCGCGATGATCGCCTCGGCCTGCGCGGCGGTGAACGAGAGGAAGCCTTTGGGGTGCGCCTCGTCGACGGTCGGCTTGGCGCCCCAGACCAGGCCCATCACAGCTCGGACGGCCTGCCCGCCGAACTGGTCGATCGCTTCGACGACCGCCTTCTTCTGTTCGGGGGTTGCGGGACCTTCCAGGCCGGAGGCTGCCGCGTTGTCCTGGAGCAGGGCTAGGAGCCGGTGCCGCGCCGGACCGGCCGGAGCAGGATCGGCATCGGCCATCCAGTCGGGCTCTTCGGTGACCTGGCCCTCGACGATGTCTTCGGCGACCTCGGCCAGCTGAACGGTCTCGCCCGGGCCGACCTGCCGAGCGGGTTCGGGACCGTAGAGTGCCGGGACGCTTCCGGCCATGCCCGCCAGCATCGCCGCGCGGACGTCGGGGTGGGACGTGTTGGGGACGTAGGAGACGACCGCGAAGGGCTTGGTGATGTCCGCGTTCGGGTAGCTGGCACGGAGCGAGAGCAGGCCCCGGATCGCCCGGCTGCGCGCCCGAGTGCTCACATGTGCGTAGAACTGCTTGCGGAACTTCGCGACCTCGGCCGCGCTGGAGTCAGCCTTGAACCAGGTCCGGATGTCGATCATCTGCGAGCCCGGCGCGGTGATCCTCTGCCCGGTCGGCAGCATCATCGAGGCCATGAGGGTGACGCCGCAGACGTTCGGGTCGCTGCCGTCGTCCAGGCGTCGCTCGTCGTAGAACGAGACGCCCGCGGTGGTGGCGAGCTTGTTGAGGCCGCGAGCGGTGGGGGCACGATGGCCGGCCGGGACGTCCACGCTCGAGTAGTGGTCCGGGCTCTTGCCGTCTTTGTCAGCCGGCTCCAACTGCACGACCTGGACCATCGGCATGAGGAGGTCGGTGGTCATGATCGTCTGGGTGGGAATCAGCTGGTTGAATTGGTCGGCGGGCCACTTCGCCAGGCTGAAGTTGGCCGTCGCCTTCGGGGGCGCCGTTGTGGCCAGGCCCTTGTCTTCGCTCATGACGGGTCGCTCTCTTCCTTCTGCAGGTCGGTCATCAGATCGGCGTAGTGCTCAGCCCGCAACTCGGCGGCGTCTCGGCGGTAGACGTCCGCCACGTAGGGGTCGCTCCCCTCCAGTCGGTCGGCCAGGAGCTCGAGCTGTGTCGCGACCCTGAGCCAGTCGGCGGGTTGGAGCCGCGAGGCGGGGACGGCTTCGTATGTGACGGCGAGAGGCATGACGGTTCCTCGGGGGTTAGTTGACGGAGACGGCTAGAGCGAGCTGTTCGGGCTCAACGGGTACGTGGGCGGATTTTGGCGTCTCGGGTGGGTTATCTAGGGTCCCTGCGTCCCGTAGGGCCTCCTGGCGCGGCACTCCGGGCCACCGGCCCCACGCCGCCGGCCACTGACTGAGGCTGTGTCGATACTCGTCCGGCGGATTGGCTGGCGCGGCCTTGGGCATGCGGGCTTCCCGCTGTTCGACCAGGCCGTTGCGATACCAGTCAGCCGGTCCGGTCGGGGAGGCGCACCAGGAGCAGGACCAACCCGCCGCCTCCCACCTGCCGCACCCTCTGCATGTCTGTTCGAGCTTCCCGGTCTGGAACAGTTCGCGGAGCTCAGTCGGGATGTCGATCGGCTCTCTCGCATGGCGGGTCGCCGGGTCGGAAGGCCTGAACGGCAGAGTCGTTCTGACTGTGGCTGCGTTGGCCTCGCGAGCCGCTGAGCCTTCCGACCCGACAGGAGCCCGGGCAGCCGGAGAGGGGGACCCGACTGCCCGGGAGGTTGAACGCACGCGGTGGATGGGGCGCTTCATGACGCTTCGCTAACTGCCGTCTCCGTGCCGTCACGGAGCGCCGCGAGTGCCTCGCGGTAGGCCTTGGCCCGATCCTTATCGACCACGGCGGAGCGCTCGACGCCCCAGATCGCCTGGCGCGAGAGGCCCATCCGTGCGGCCAGGGAGGTGATGGTGACGTTGGCTCTGACTCGCTCGACCTTGAGGTCGGTCCCGGTGATCTGCATGCCCGCAGTTTGGTGGACGTCATGACGATTGTCAACCGCTATTGTTGGCTGACGATTGGCATGATCGATTGTGCGCACCACTTGACAATTGTCATGACAGTGGCAGAATCACCGGGCTATGTCATACCGTCCGGCTCTACATACACCGCGGGGAAGCTGGGGCCGCTTCCTTGACCAGATGCGCCGCGAGCGCGACTGGAGCGCTGTGCAGGCGCATGAGAACCTTCACAGCGTCCTGAAGCTCAGCATCAAGAGCGTGGCCGTCTACAAGGCCATCGAGCAGGGAACTCGGCCGGTCAGTCCTGACGGTGGCTGAGCTGCTTCGAAGAAGCCCGACTTCCTCAGCAGCTGGAGTTTCGCGATCATGACGCGCTCGGCGACCGTTAGTGGGATGACTGCCATCGGTTCTCCCCCCGACGCGCTCTGGCCGGGACGTTCGGCCGAGCACTCCACAATCGAAGACGTCAAGGACAGGTTGACTGTCACAGATCGGTGCGTGGACGCGCCACATTCCGCGCGAAAAGGGGTGGGGGAGATGGACCGGCTGAAGCGAGACCTGCCGCTAGTCGGAATCGGGCTATGCCTGGTCGCTATGGCCTACACCACGATCGTCCTCGCCACCACTGCCCGCCCCAGCATCCTCGCCTTCGATTTCGACATCTACCGGGAGGCCGCTCGGTCCTGGCTGGCGGGCGACGGCTTCTATCATGCCCGCCAGCTCGCCGGCGCCTATCAGATCATCGACGGCGATGTGCTCTATCCGCCCACTCTACTGTGGCTCCTGGTGCCGTTCACGGTCCTGCCCGACCTTCTGTGGTGGGCGGTCCCGGCCGCGATTTCGGCCTGGGCGCTCTGGCGACTCCGTCCCTCCCGTTGGCTGTGCTTCGGCATGAGCGCCTTGTTGGTATGTCCACCCAATCAGTGGGCGATCGTTGGAGGCAATCCGGTCCTGTGGGTGGCCGCGCTCACACTGCTCGGAGTCACCTACGGTTGGGGCGGGGCGTTCGTGCTGCTGAAGCCATCGCTGCTACCGTTCGCTCTTCTGGGTATTACGGGACGCCGGTGGTGGCTCGTCACGGGCCTGCTGGTGGCTCTCACGCTGCCGCTCCTGCCGCTGCTGCTCCAGTACCCACAGGTCATCTTGGACAGTCACGGCATGGGCGGCATGCTCTACTCGCTCAACAACGTGCCACTACTGGCCATCCCGGCATTGGCCTGGGTCGCCCGTCGACGGGGTCAGGTCGTCTTGACGGCCACGGCGTAGTCTGAGCCGGTCCAGCAGTAGAGACCTCCGGTCGTCGCGGTGTTGTCGAAAACGAGAGGGGTCAGGTAGCCTCCGCCGACCGGAGTCCCGGCCTGGACGGTGACCAGGGAAGTCCAATCGGGCTCACTCGTCCCGGCCGCCAGCACCTTGCCTCGGGCGCCCAGGTGGATAGCCACCGGGTTCGATGGCGCGTACAGGCTGAAGGTGTAGTACTGCGGGCCGTAGGTTGCGGCGATCATCCCCAGGATCCGCCAATATTGCGCCGTGGCTGGCGATGCAAGAGCGACGATGCCGCTGTCCACGTCTGGCGATCCAGCCACGGCCTGATCCGTCCAAGTGGCGTCATCGTCGCTCGACTGGATCTTGTAGGCTGTCTGGCGGTGGGAGTCGGCCGCCGTGAGCACTCGGTAGGACGCGACGGCCTGGGGCGAGCCGAGATCGACCCTCACCCATGTTCCATTCACGCCCGATTGGTCGAGATCGCCCTTGCTCGAGTCGTTCCCGTCGACCAGGTTTGGCATTTCAAAGTCGCGCGTCGAGTAACTGCAGTTGATCGTTGCGAACAGCGCGAGATCGGTCCCGAGGGCCGGCTGAACGATCATGTCGCCCGGTGCCGCCATCGGGTTCGTCATCCCCCCGCCCCCGCCGCCCGTCTCGGCGCGGAAATGCACGCCGCCGGCGCCATCGGGGGCGAGCACGAGCGCCGCGTTCATCTCGGCGGTTGGCAGATCGACGATCTCGGTGACGCCGGGGCCGACGGCATAGGAGAGCGAATTCCAGGCCGCCGCACCCGTGCCGAACTTGAACTTGCTGGTATCGGTCTCGAGGCCGATCTCGCCCTCGGCGAGCGTCGGGTTGGTGGAGGTCCAGGCCGCCGCGGTGCCGCGCCTGGGCTGGATCTGGACTGCCATTACGGGCCTCCTCCATCGATCGGGGTGACTCCGCCGTAGGTGCTGCCCGGCGCTCCGCCGTCCAGGTTGCCGAACCCGCCTCCAGCCTCGGCGCGCCATAGCACGCCGCCGGCGCCATCAGGCGCCAGGACCTTGCTGCTGTCCATCTCGGCAGTCGGCAGGTCGGTGATCTCGGTCACGCCGCCGCCAGGGGGCTGCCAGCTGTTATCGTCGCGCAGAAACTTGGTCCCATCGGGCGTGCCGCTGCCGAGCTGATCGGGCGGCACCAGGCCGCGGTGCGCTAGGTCATGGCGATGCGTCGGCTGGCCCATCAAGCCACCTGCCACGAGGCGACGACGGCCTGAGCGGCCACTGATCCATCGGCCCCGGCCGGAGCGAAGTCGAGCTGGAACCATGCGCCGGCGGGGTCGACCTCGAATATGGACGCCTGCTCGACCGGCAGCGCATCGACCCAGACGAGCAGCGAGCCGGGAATATAGGGGCCCGGAAGTCCGAACGAGACCGACCAACCGTCGCCATTGGTGATGAAGGTCGGTGGGACCCTCTGGCCGCTCACCGCCGTCGAGAGGTCGCTCGGCGCCGGCGCGACGACCTGGCCGATGTTGTTGCTCCAGAGTGACGGTGACAGGAAGGCACCCGGCTGGAAGCCGGTCAGCACCGGGTTGGCGAGCTCGAGCTGGACCTTGTACGAGCCGGCCGCGACGGCGGTGACCGAGCGGCGCATGATCGCCATATAGGTCCACTCGGTGTAGCCGTCGACGTGCGTGAGGTGCACCGGGATGCGCTGGCCTGGTCTCATAAGGCCGAGAGAGCTGGCCGGCACGTTGTCGAGGTTGGCGACGTACCGGTCCTCTTCGGTCGCGCAGCGCGCCAGATAGGCGAGCGCGAGCGCCGAGGCCGCGGAGACGGTCTGGCAGTTCATGTCTGAGCTGCGCACGTCGCGGTGCCTGAAGGCACCGAGCGTCGTCGGGTTCGTCTCGTATACGTGACCGCCGCTGTACTCGAACCAGCAGCCCGAGTAGACGCGGCCAGGGTTGCGCGTGAGCCGGTCACCAGGCGACGGCCCGAAGACCGTCACGTTGTCGATCTCTGAGAGCACGTTCGAGATCGAGCAGCCCGAGCTGTCGCCGGCCCAGTTGTAGTCGTGGTAACAGAGCACCGGCCCGGGCGTGCCGAGCGCCTTCCAGAGCAGGAAGCCGCCGCTCATGCTCGCCCAATCGCCCTCCATAGCCGCTTCCTCGACCCCAAAGGTCATGTAGACCGACCAGTAACGGTGCCAGAGGTGCGCGGCCGGCACGACCAGCGGAGCTCCGCCGCTCGCCCAGAGCGCGTCGATGTCGGCCTGGTCGAAGAGCGTCACCCAACCGGGGGGGCCGATCTCCGGGTCAAGGTCGCATACCTGGATCGACCAGCTCGCGTGGAGCGGCCAGCCGGGTATCAGCCGCGGGCCGCAGAAGTTCAGGCCGACCGTGGCGATTGGCGGCCGTCCTGCGGCCTCCAGGTCCCACGTCCAGCGGGCCGCCGCCACCATGCCGCCTGTCTGGATGACGAAGAGGCCATGGCCGAACAGCGCGTGCGGGTTGCAGTTCGCATCCCATTGGCTGGGGCCGAAGAAGGCGTAATTCCCGCCGGCGCTGTGCTCTGACGTCGAGGGGTACACCGGCACCGGCGCGGGGACGTAGGTATCGCCCGAGCCACCGCCCCCAGGCGGGCCGCCATACCTGCCACCGAGTACGTCGAGCGCCGAGGGGATAGGCGGCACGTGTGCCGGGTCTGGCGGCACGAAGGTCGTCGCGATGCTATCGGGCGCCCAAGGCGAGCTCGGGTCAGGGAAGAAGGCCCCTTGCTCCCAGCGGACGAAGTAGTTCTTGCCCGAGAGGTTGCAGCACTCGGCCAGCACGTCAGAGGCGAAGCGGCCGGTGTAGTCGGCCGCCGGCAGCGCGGTCGGTGAGTCGCGGTCGATGAACCCGGCGTCGCCGAGCGGCAGGTAGCCTGACGAGAGCAGCCAATCGATGCGCTCGATGTCGCTCTCGGCCGGCCGCTTCCCTGAGCCGATGATGTAGTCGCTCAACAGCACGTTGAGGTCGGTCGTCGTGGCATCCCACTCGCGCTCGCCGGCCACGATCAGCGCGCGCTCTCCGGCTCGGCCGACGTGCCGCGTGTCGAAGAAGCCGGCGAAGATCGTTGGGTCGGCTGCGGCCGTGTCTTCGGCGTGCACTTCTTTCTGGCCGACCAGGCTCACGGCCGCGGCCGGGTCTTCGGTCGCGAAGCCTGACATAGCCGGCGCGCCTTTCTCGGCCGCCTCGGTCAGCGTCCAAGCCGCAGCGCCGCCGCCTGGCTGGCGCACCTTCGCGGTGATATTGGTCCCGGCCGTGCCGAGGTCGCCGTGGCGGAAGACGACGGTCATACCGGGACCGCCGTGCGGTAGCCGCGAGCCTGGATCTGCGCCGTCGTCATGTCGCGCACCGAGACGGTCGTGTTGACGACCACGTTCACGGTCGGCGGCGTGTTGCGCGCTGCGCGCACGGCCTCATCGAGAGAACCAGTCGCCAGGGTCAGGTATGTCGAGTGGTCTCTTGCCGCCTTGATCGCGTCGTCGAGTGAGTTGGTCGATCTCGCAAGATCAGACGCGGGCTTCGCCATAACGTCGGCATCAGCTCGCGACGCGCTGACGAGCGGCTTGCCCTGGAGCGCCGCCAGGTCGGCGTTCAGCTGTTTGATCGCCGCCGTGTTCTCGGGCGTCTCGCGGTTGCTCTGCATGTTCTTCACGACGTCGATGGCGTCCTTGATCGACTGCATGCCCTCGCTGGTCGCCTCGGGCGCCGCGGCCAGCTTGTCAGCCGCCGCGGTGAACGCCTCGTCGAACTGCTGGTTGGCGGTCGTCGCGACAAGCATCGAGTGCACGTAATCGCCGGTCTGATCGCGGTAGACCTTCACCTCATCGGCGATCGCCTGAGTGCTCTCGCTGACGCTGGTCTTCTGGCCTGCCCAATTCGCGACCTGTGTGTCGGCTCCCTTCTGCGCGGCGGTCGTCTGGGTCTGGATGTCGCCCCACGCCTGGGCGAGCTCGTAGATCGAGGCCGCTGCGATCGCGATCGGGACGATGGTGCGGACGGCGACGCCCAGCATCGAGGCCGAGCCTGCGGTGGCCGCTCCCCCGGACGCCACGCCACCCATGCCGCCCTCGGCCATGTTGACGACGAACACCTTCTGGACTCCGAGCAGGCCGCCGCCCGTCCCGGTCGCGGCCCCGGTAACAGTCCCCGCTGCCACTTTGGCGAGGTCGCCGATCCCCGAGGCGACCAGGCCACCGGTCAACTTGTTCGCGGCCAGCGCGGCGATCACTGCGGCCTTCACCGGCTCCGGCAGCGCCATGAACATATCGAACGCTGTCTTGGCAGCGGCGCCGGTGATCTTCAGCCCTTCCTCGAGCGGCGGCAGGACGCTGGTGGCGAAGTCCTTGATCTGCGGCACGACGTCGTTCAGGAACTTCTCGGCGCCGGCGATGTTCTCGTCGGTGAAGAGGCCCGCCAGGGCGGTCCCGAAGTCCTGTATGCCCTGGGTCACCGCCGGCGACGAGACCAGCTTCGTGAGGGCGTCGAGCACCTTGCCCTCGACCGGCAGCAGCTGGTCGCCGAGCTGGATCTTCAGGCTGTCGAAGCCGGCGGCCATCGCCTCCTTGCGCTGGTCGATGGTCAGGGCCGTGGAGTCCCAGGCATTGCCGAAGTCGTTGGTCGAGGCGGTGATCGCCTTGTACTTGGTGTCGAGCCGGTCCAACGAGCCCAGCAGGGTGAGGATCGTCGAGGACGTCCGGCCTCCGCCGAACGCCGCCGAGACGGCCTGCGTCTGCTCGACCGCCGAGAGCCCGGACAGGTGCTTCTTCAGGTCGGTGAGGGCCACGAGCAGGCCGTTGGGCTTGCGCATGTCCTCGGCCATCTGAGTACTCGACATGCCGATGCTCTTGAGCACGTCGCTCGCCTTGCCGGTGGGCGCGGCCATGAGCGAGAAGGTCATCCGGAGCCGGGTAGCGGCATCGACTGCCGGGACGCCCTGGTCGGTCATATCCGCGAGCGCCGCGCCGACGTCCTTCAGGGTCAGGCCCATCGACTTCGCGGTCGGCAGGATGCCGGTCGCGATGGCTCCGGTGAGATCGGCCATCCTCATGTTGCCGGAGCCGACGATGCCGTTGAGCGTGCCCATCGCCGCGCCCATGTTCTCGGTGCCCTTGATGCCGGTGTTGACCGCTCCGACGAGAGCGTTGGTCACGTCCTCGAGATCGGCCTGCCCGACCTTCGCGCCCTCTGCCGCGGTCCTGAGCAGGTCCAGCGCCTTGGCCCCGCGCACGCCCGCCGACTCGATGTGATAGAGCCCGGCCGCCAGCTCCGTGGCGTTGGTCCCGACCTCTGGCGCCAGCTTGAGTAGCGAGGCGCTCATCGAGTCCACTTCGGCCTGGCTCGCGCCGGCCTGGGTGTGGACGAGCTCCATCGCGCTCTGGTAGGTCGCCGCGGCGTTGGTGGCCTTGTCCGCCATGACAGCGATCGAGCCGCCAACCGCTATTAGCCCGACGGCGACGCGCTCGGCGCCGAGAGCGAGCCCGGCGCCGATCTTGGTCATGCCGCTCGACACGGAGGCGCTTCGGGTGTTCAGTCCCGAGAGCGAGCGGTCGATATTGCCGAGCGGCCCGGTTATCTCGTCCTTCAGCTTGATGAGAACGGCCAGCTCCGCTGTCGAGCCGAGCATCGAGTTCATGTGCGCTCTAGCTCCTCACGCTGGGCGGCGGCGGCTGCGTCTTCCTGGGCGACGGCGGACAGCACTCGAGCACGGGTCGGCGCCCCGTGGCGTTCCTCCGCCGCGAGCTGGAGCGACGCTGCCGCCTCCCGCCACGTCATGGGGCCAGGCCCTCGGACGTTGGCCCAGCCGTTGACTTGCGCGAGGACCGCGAGCGCGAGCTCGGGGGCCTCGGTCCAGACGCGGGGATCGGAGACGTCGTAGGCTCCATCGGCCCAGGCACCAAACGCTTGCTGGCTCTCACCGCTAAAGGGCGCATGAGGTCCCCCAGATAGAGGCCCATGCAGCGGTTGGTGACCTCGTACCCGATAGCCGCGAAGGGCAGCAGCCGGGCGATTGAGTCGACGTGGATCGGCTCCCGGTTCTTGTGCTCGTCGGTGAACGACCAGCGCCGAATGCCAAACCGGAGCAGGATCGGCGCGATTTCGCCGTAGAGCTCCGGCTCGGTCGTAGCGCTCGAACCCTGGATGACCGCCATCGCCGCCATGCCCATCGGGATCGTGACGGCCGGTTCGAGGTCTACCCACTCGGCGCTGTGAGGGGTGCCCGGGCACGGGCACGAGTACCCCTCCAGCTCCATTCGGATCGGTTCCATCGCGTGCGCTCCTAACGCTCTGGATTAGAGAGCAGCCCTGGCGCAGATGGCCTGCCACCAGGTGTTGTAGGCGAGGGTGGAGTCGTAGGTGGAGCGGCAGACCAGGCTGATGGCCGAGTTGGCCGTGCCGTTGGTTGCCTCTGCGCGGGTGTACCAGTAGCCGGCGAACCGCATCTCGTTGGAATACGGGACCGCCGTGGTGGGGATGAGGATGGGGCTGATGGTCTTGAGTGCCAGGTAGCGCTTCTTGGCGTTGGCGTTCAGCCAGTTGGCCGCCTCGGTCAGAGCCGAGGCGCTCTTGGCGAAGCTGAACGAGACCTCGGTGGTCCGGAGCCCGCGGCCGTAGCCCTGGGCCATGAACCGGGTGGCGGCTCCGTCCATGAAGCGCTTGACGTCGATCTGCTGGGTGATCGTGATCGTGGCGCCGTGGAGGGACTTAGAAAGGACCGTTCCGCCGATGCCCCCGGCCGCGTCGTCGAGCGCGAGCGTTGTGTCCGCGCCGTAGACCCAGACCGGAGCCGGGTCGACCGTGAGGCCGGCCGTCATGGCCGCCGGATAGATGGCCTGGCTGAAGCGCCAGTCCGCGCTGATCGTCGCCGGCGACAGATCCTCGGGGAACGCCAGCGCCAGCTTCTCGAGGATCCCGGAGTAGTACCGGAACTGGTCGCCGGCGACCTCGTCGCCCCACTCGCCAGTGAAGGGCTGGAAGTCGTCCTGGCTGGTCTCCGATGGGAGATCGAGCCAGGTGATTGCCGCCCCAGCCGGCGAAGGCGTCAGGGGCTTGTGCAGGGCGGCCATGAGCGTGGGGATGTCGTCGAACGCGAGCGGCCCGGTGACCGGGATCGTCACGTCGACGGCCTTGCGATACGGGGCGACGGCATGGCCGAGGGTGCCCGTGTCGATGTCCGGATCCGTCCAGTTGGGGTTCACCGTCGGGGTGGCCCGCCATGGATAGCGCCGGGTGCACGGCACCGGCGTGTTGAACGCCGACTCCGGTGCGAGCTGGAATGCCCGGAACCTTACGTTGCCCGGGAGAGGGGCGACAGTCACCTGGGAGCTCCTTTCTCGGCGGTCATTGCCGCCCTTCCTGGATGGTGAAACGCCAAGTGGCGAGGTTGTTGGTCATCTGCGTGCCGCCATCCCCGAGCTCGGCCTCGGCGAAGCCGGTCTGCTCGAACATGCCGTAGGGCAGCATTCGGGCGTTCGCAGAGCACAGGTCCCGCATGAAGTCGGCGAAGACGCTGACTCGGTCAGCGGTCTCCGTCGGAACCACCAGGACGTCGACGTAGCCGAAGGCGCCCTCGAGCACGGTCAGCCGCGTGCCCATGTCGTGCGAGATGCGCTCGTGGATCGGAGCCAGGTAGACGAAGGGGCCCTCGGCCGTGAGGGTCTGCGGGAGGTTGGCCCAATGGACGCGGATCACGTCTGGGTGGGCAGCCTGGAAGGCAGCCAGCATCGCCAGAACGCCGGCGCGGACGTCGGTGCGCCACGTCTGCGCGTCCGAGGCAAGGACCACGACCGGGGTCGTCACAGCGTCTTGCCGTCCCAGACTGCCACGACCGTCTCGGCCAGGCCGGCGCCTTCGATCGCGGCCTGGGCCCCAGGGCGTAGGAACGGCTGCGGCTTGGTCCCTGGATGGTGGACCCGCATCGCGAAGGCCCAGCCGCCGAGCTTCGCGGCTGACTTCTTGCTCTTGAACATGCCGCTCCGGGCTGTACCGGATAGTCGTCGCCCGGCAGCGGAAGCCGGCCACGCAAGCACCGAGGCGTTTCGCGGCACGATGTCGTGGGGCCTCGTGCCTCCCTCGACGTCGGCCGCGTAATTAGCCCGGGCGTAGAGACGCACGCTCGAGGAGCCCTGCACCTCGGAACTGATGGACCGGGATAGGTTCTCCGTCTTGCGCGGGGCCCGCGCCTTTGCCTCGCGCACGGCGGCCATGCCGAGCATGCGGAGCAGGGGCTTGTCGATCGCCTTGAGCCGGTCCAGGCGCGCTCTGAGCGCCCCGTAGCCCTGGAGCGTGACCGACTCGTTCATATCGACACCGCCTGCTCGCCGATCGCGAACTCGGACACGAACCGATCGACCTCCGGCGGTAGGTCGGCCGTCTTCGTTACCTGGCCCGACGGCGAGAGGATCACGTCGGCGAGGATCGACGGCGGGCGCAGCGTCAGGAAGGCGGCGTAGAACTTCAGCGCCAGATAGAACGGCCCGAGCTCCGGGTCTCCGTCGGCGTAGCCCCAATCTCCGGTGATCGCGAGGTCGTTCGGCAGCGAGTTGAACGAGTCCCCGCCGCCGCGGTTCCACGGCGCATACGGTGAGTCGGCGCCCTGGTCGAACCACTGCGGATTCGAGAGCCAGTTCGAGCCGCGGCTGCCCTGTGCCTGGAAGACCCGCATCTGGATGGCGGTGTAGATCCCGCTCTGGCGGACGTCGGGCAGGAACCAGCAGGCGCCTACGTTGCTCGGCGGGACGCCGAACGAGATGGGAGCGCCCTGCCAGAGCACCTGGGTCACGTTCCGGATCCCGGGGATGTAGAGCTGGGCCCGGCCCTGGGTCGTGAACGTCTTGGTGACGGCCGGCTGGTCGATCCACACTCGCTTCGTCATGGTCTCGAGGAGCGGAATCCCGGCGCGGATGTTGCCGTTGATCGTGTCGTCGCTGAAGCGACTCGTTGAGCCGGGGTCGGTGTCGGGGTTGTTGAGCAGCAGGATCGTCCGGACCATGTCGGCCGTTGGCATATAGCTCACGCTGCCACCTCTTCCGCGGCTGTCAGGAGACCCTCGAACTGCTCGGCGGCCCGGGCCCACTGGAAGTTGCTCTTAACCCGCATCGAGCCGAGCATCCCGAGCTGCTCGCGGCGGTGCTTGTGGGTCACGAGGTATTCGACCGCTTCCGTGTACGCCCGCTCGGCCGGGAGCGCCCAGAAGTAGCTGTATGGGTTGTCCAGGAGAGAGCCCACCGGGACCACAGTGCCGGCCGAGCCGATGACCTCGGGGACGCTCGAGTAGTCGAGTCCCACCGCCGGGATCCCGCACGCCAGCGCCTCGGCGATCGTCAATCCGAAGCCCTCCGCAGACGTCGACACGTAGAGGTCGGCGGCGTTGTAGAGCGCCACGAGCCCCTCGCGCGGCAGCCGACCGCCCTGGCCTGTCAGCAGGACCTGGTTGGCGAGCTCGCCGTACTTGGAGAGCTCGACGCGGAGGTCTCCGCCCTCGTCGCGGGGCCTGCAGTGGATCACCAGATCCACGTCGGGATGCTTCGCCAGGACGGGCATGACCGACCGCAGGAGCGACGGGTACGCCTTGCGAGGCATGTAGCGGTCCGTTCGGAGAAGCCACGTCCGGGCGGGATCCCCGCCGAACATCGCTCGGCACTCGGCCTTGGAGCGCAGCACCTTGCCGTTCGCCACGACCGGCCGGAAAGGCGACACCGCATGGAAGACGTCGGTGTCGACGCCGTGGTAGACCACGGGCGGTCGCACCCCGGTGAGGGTCTCGATCTCGCCGGCGCCGAACTCGCACATTGCGACCGGCCTGGCCGTCGCCCAGATGGACAGCCACGCCGGCGGGATGGCGATGCCTTCGATCGGCACGTAGTGCCAGAGCGGGAAGCCCTGGGGGCAGATCGCCAGGATCGGGTTGCCCAGCAGCGATCCGGCGTCGCCGATGATCACCGCCGATTCGGGCGCCCAGCCGTCCTCGAAGAGGCCGCCCGTGAACAGGCTGTTGATTCGCTTGGACGCCAGGACGGCTGCTCGCTTGCCCTTGAGCGACAGCCAACCCTCGCCCATCGCTGCAGTCCGGCTAGCGAACGGCTCAGGCAGTTCGCCCAGCTCGTTGAGCGAGAGGAAGCGGCAGTCGATCCCTCGGGCCAGCAGCGCTCGGCCGAGCTCCATCGTCACGGTCCCGAAGCCGGTAGGTGCGAGGTCGCCGATCAGCAGGAGCTTCATGCCTCGGTCGCCTTTCGGTGAACGATCACGCGATGTTCGGCCGGCAACCGATAGGGAAGGCACCAGCACTTGAGCGAAAGCACATGCGACTGCTCAGTGCTGAGGACCGCTGGCGTAACGTGGACGAGGCCCTTTGGCCGCTTCATCGCAGCCCCTCCGCGAGGTAGCAGCCGATCGTCGGGTTGAGCTCGTGATCGATGACGCCCGGCAGCGCCATGCACTCTTCGTGGGTCCAGGTCTCGACGTGCGCCTCGAGCGGGTTCCCCTGCTCGGGCCCCTGCGGATACGGGCCGATCGGGATGGAGAGCAGGACGTGGCCGGAGTGCTCGCGGGCGAGGTCCCAGACCTGCAGCGCGTCGGCCCGCGGCATGTGCTCGAGCACGTCGCCCAGGATCACGACCGAAGCGTCGGGCCAGAGCAGCTGGCGAACGTCGCCGATGACCACGCCGCCCCTGTAACGCTCCGGAAGCCGGAACTGCCCCACATGGGGCGCCCAGGCCTCGACAGCCATCCACCGCTGGCCGGGCTTGGCGGCCAGGTCGAAATAGGTTCCGCAGCCGGCGCCGACGTCGAGCACCCCGGATGGGTCGAGCTGGCCGAGCTGCGCCTTCATCCAGGCCTTGCCCTCGAGCGAGCTATACGGCATGACTGGCCTCCATGCGCGCGTAAAGCGCCAGGTCGGCGTCCTGCTGACCGGAGGCCTTGGAGTGGATGAAGTAGGCCGCTCGAGGCGCCTTGGGCAGCCAGGGCGTCCCACGGGTCTCCGACTCGGAACGGCCCTCCAGTGCCACCTGTTCGTGGAGCGGCTTGTACCAGGTCCCGCGATCGCGCCGGAACAGGCGGCAGTGCCAGTCGGGCTCGACCTCCGCGCCGCGCTGGCCGTCGATATAGCCACGGGCCAGGAACAGGTAGCCGCGGGGATCCGGGTAGACGTTGCTCTCCCACTCGGTGCTCGCGCGCCACTCGCTGCGGTCCACCATGGCCAGGAAGGCCAGCATGGCGGCGCTCGGCAGCTCGTCCGGATCCAGGTGCAGGATCCAGTCGCCGTGGCAGTACGGCAGGGCGACTTTCCGCGCGGAACTGAAGTCATCGATCCAGGTGAATGAGACGAGCTCGGTGCCCATGCTCTCCACCGCGCGGGCGTCCTCGTCCCGCGTTCGGTCGTCGACGACGACCACGACCTGGCCCACGACGGGCGCGACGTACTCGAGCAGCGTCGCCAGGCGATCGAGCGGCGGATCCTTCACGAGCATTGCCAGGGTGATCATCTTTCTGCGCTCCGAGGTGTGAGGGCCGGACCGGAGCGCGAGCCGGCCCTCACGATCAGTGGATGGCTTGGATCAGGTGCCGACGCCCGTGATCCGCTGGAACATGCCAGCGAGCACGTACGGCGTCGCGTTGAAGCCGAACTCCTCTTCGGCGCGGAAGCCCGTCAGGTTGTAGTCCCAACGGGTGCCGGCCTGGTCGGAGGTGTCGATGCGGTAGCCGAGCCCGGTGTACATCGTGGCCGAGCCGAACTCGCCCACGACCGCCGTACCGGCGGGCATGTTCGCGTTGCGGATGATCGGCACGCCGAACAGCGGGCTGAGCTTGTTGTCGGTGGTCGGGAGCGGCTGGCCGGCCATGAAGCTGTTGAAGTACGGCCGGATGGCCGAACCCTCGAGCGCCAGGTAGGTCCAGAAGTCGACGGGGTTCATGACCGCCCCGTCGATCACGCGGCTGCGGCCCTCGAGCGCCCCGACAGCCTGGGCGATCGTGCCGTAGACCGAAGCCGCCGGGGTGGCGAAGCCGGCCACGTCGGCCGTGTCATATGCCCCGGATGCCGCCAGCGCCGTGATGATGCCCGTGGGCTCCGTCACGCCTGCACCGCGCAGGAGGTAGTACGCCTCGCCGAGCGCCATGCTGCGGCCGAGGCGCGTGGTGACGTCCTGCTCCGCGGCGCCCTGCGAGTAGCGCAGGAGCTGGTTGCCGACGTCGCTGATCTTGGCCAGGGTGTACATCGTCGCGGTGTACTGGAGGAACGCGATGTCCTCGTTGGACTTCAGCGAACCCCAGGCGGCCACGACGGCCCTGGTGGCGGCGGCCGACTCCAGCGGGATCGCGACCGAAGGCGCGGCCACGTTGGGAACGACCGAGAGCAGGTTGCGCATCGGGTTGAGGGCCGTCGCGATCATGACGAGCCTGTCGACCACCGCGTTGGGCGCGATCCAGAGGCCCGTCGCCCCTGTGGTGCCCACGGTGGCCTTGCCCGCCTCGCCGTCCGCCCCGAGCTCGATCGAGCCCATGCCGGGGCCGGCGGCGACGCGAACACCCAGGGCCGCGAGGGCGGCCTTGCCTGCTTGCTGCGTGCCGTAGTCCTGGTTGCGGGACTCGAAGACGCCCCGGAGGAACGAGCCCGGCTCGTACTCGGCGCTGGTGCGTCCGCCCAGGCCCACGAGCGACGCCTTGCTGGGGCTCCGCGTGGTCGAGAGCAGGCGCTCCATGTCCGCGACGGCCTTCTCGGTCGCCTCGCGGCGGACCTCGGACTCGCGGACTTCCTTGAGGGTTTCGAGCTCGCCCGCGACGCGGACGCGCTCGGCATCTGCGGTTGTCCAGCGGGCCTTGTCGGACTCACGGGACTCGCCCATGACGCCGACCAGCTCCTGGATCTTGGTGGTGAACTCGCCGATCTTCTCGTCGAGCTCGGTGACCGTCATTGTCACGTCGTCTCCTTGGGGGTATCGGCCCGCATGTCGTCCAGGAGCGCCTGGAAGGCAGCCATGGCCTCTTCCCACCGCTTTTCGTTCTTGGAGGAGAGGACGCGCCCCGCCTTTGCCGCATCGTCGCCCGTGGGGTCGGATGCAGGACCGGACTGGAGGTTGTCGAGACTGCTCAACAGATCGCGGATGCGGTCATCGAGCGTGATCCCCGAAAGGTCGAAGAGATCGAGCGCCGCCTTGCCGGAGGCGAAGGTCGATCGGTCGTTCTGCGGCGAGGTCGAGAAGGTCTGGACGAAATACGGCCAGACGTCGATGTGCCCGGCCTTACCGCGCTTGATAAGGTTGGGGTATGCCCACGATGAGCCCCGGAGGGGGGCACCGCGTTCGATCAGCTCCTCGACGAGCTTTAGTCGGCGCTCGCCTGCCTGCATCCAGGTGTTGACCCACCAGCCGTCCGACTCCATAGCCAGATCGGTCGCCTTGCCGAGCAGGACGCCGTTCATGACGCCGGTCGCGTCCTTGGAGTGGTGCCAGTCGATCGGTCGCTCGGCGAACCACGCTGGCTTGATGTCCGTGCCGGCGTCGAAGAGCTCCCCGTCCAGGTCGCGGCCCTTGCCGTCCTCGGCGTAGCCGAACGTCTTGGCCGAGAACGGGCCGCCGAAGGGGATGGCCAGCAGGCGGCGAGGGCGCTTGCCGGCGATCCAGTCGGCGATCTCGCCGTCGCGCAGCGGCTCGGCTTTCATGGGCAGGAGCGTCTTGTCGTCCATCTCGGTCCTCACTGGATTACCGGCACCCAATCGAGGGTTCCGTTGGGATGCTCTTCTTCGAGTTCGGCCTGGTCGAGCGTGTAGAAGTTGCCCATGCGGGCCGCGCACACCTCATCCGCATCGCCGTCGATGGCCTCCACCATCCCGACGCCCGCCTCGCCGTAGGAACCGAGAGCGGCCTCGTTGTAGGCGGTCATGAGCTCGGTTCGACCGATCAGCTCGGCGCGGTACTCGTCGAACGTGGTAGCCGACTCGATCAGATCCCCCATCGCAGCAGGCGAGAGCCCATCTCGTACGCCCTGGTCGATTAGCCCCTGGACGGCGTCGCGGGTGGTCCGGTTGATGTTCGTGATCCTCGCCCCTCCTTTGGTCAGCACGGATGCCAGGACGCGCTCGACGAACAGGTCCGGCTCCGCGATCGGCAGCGGCAGCGCTTTGCCCGCCGGCGCTGGCGTCTTGGCCGCGGGCAGGAGCTCCCGCACCTGGGCGGAGACCACACCAGCGATGCCGCCCAGGTGCGGCAGCAGCGCCGACCGGAGTCGGTTGTCCCATTGCTTGGCATTCCACCAGGCCGCCTGGTCGCCTGGTTTGCTCGCAAGGTGCGCGCTCTTTGCACGCACCTTCTCGGCGATCTCTGCTCGCTGACCGACGAGGAACTTCGCCACGGCGGCCCGGAGGCGCGGCTCCATCGTCTTCTCGACGTGGGCCCGGAGGCGCGTCATGCTCACGCGAATCGGCGCGGCCTTGCCGGTCTGGCCCCCCGCCGACGTCTCGCCGGCGGCTAGCGACGCGGACGGGCTGGTGCTCTCCGGTACGCGCCCCAGAGCCGCCTCAGTTGGAGAGGCAGTGGCGTGCGCTGCGTCGGCGCCGGCGCCTGGGCCGGCGACCTGGACCAGCGTGCCCGGGATCCAGTACTCCAGCCCCAGCGGGCCGCCAGAGGGCCCGAGGATCTTCGGGTCGATCGGGTCGATCCCGATCAGCCCGCGCCGGGTGTCGTTGTCCATCATCAGGGTCTGTGACTTGCCCAGGAGGTCGTAGCGGGGCGAGTCGTCGTCGAACTCGGGTTCCTCGAGCTCGAGGTGGAGATCCGCGCCGAGCTTCTGCCAGCGGTCGACGAGCTGGTACTGAAGGGTCTCCCAGAAAGCCACCAGCCGAGGATGCACGGCGTTCTGCTGGAGCGCTGCCTCGTCGTACTTGCGGACGTCGCCGGAGTTGAGGCCGGCGGGGGTGACGCCCCCGATCTGGGAGAGCGGCACGCCCCAGATGGCAAGGATGTCTTCCTTGCTCTGGGTCATCAGCTCGAGCAGGCCGATCTCGATCGGGGTGGCAGCCGTGCGCTTGAAGTCGACGGGCCCCTGGATGACGGTCATCTTCTTGGCCGCGTTCGGCGAGTCGGCGACCGTTCGCAGGTCGCGGGTCAGCTGCTGGTAGATGGCATCGGGGATCGAGCCCCCAGTCTTCGCCGAGATCACGCCGGCGAGACGGCCGCCTGAGGCGAGCGTGTCGGAGGCGTGCCCATCGGCGAGGCGGGACAGGGACACCTTGGTCATGGCCGCCTGGACCTTGCCGATGCCGAAGTGGCCGGCGATCGGCGGGGCGAGCTTGAAGTGCAGAACCTCGTCGAGGCGCAGCGGGATCCCGGTGCCTTGCGCATGGCGGTAGTCGAGCACCCAGCCGGTGAGGTTGCCCTGAGCGTCTTCCGCCGGAGTCATGCGGACAGGGTTGATGTAGAGCAGCGCGAGCGGGGTCCCGGCGAGTCCGTCTTGCTGGTCCATCAGCCAGAACGACGAGCCGGGGATGCCCATGTCCCGCGAGACGATGTGCCACAGCTCGCGCCGTGTGAGCTTCGAGCCCACGTCCAGGTTGGCCTGCGGCTTCTCGAAGAGGTCCAGACAGCGCCGGGCGGCCTCGCTGGGGTAGGTCCCGTCGATCTCGACGTCGTCCTGGTCCTCGAGGTGCCACTCGGTGGAGGCGAACTTGCCGGAGATCGCCTCTTCGGCGGCGAACACCCAGGGGTTGCTGAGGTAGACCTGCTGAGCCTGCCGCATGAACGAGTGAGGGTCGGCCTGCGTCGCGGTCCACAGCGGCGCGAGCGTCATCATCGCGGCCGCGCCCGGGCCCGTGACGGCCTTCTCGGGGGCGGAGACCACACGGCGCGGTAGCAGGATGCTCACGGCTTCGCCTCCGGCTCAACTACCGGCGGGGTGCGCCGGTCGATCATAGCGGCCAGCACTCCGGAGACGGCCGCGAGGAAGAGGAGCCCCAGCGGGGCGTAGATCAGGCCGAACCCAGCGGCGCCGAATGCGGCACAGAGCAGGACGAGTCGATCGAGGAGCTCGAGGGCCGCCAGGCGGGCGATCAGGCGTCTCATGCGTTCCCCGATCCGTAGCTGCCCCAGGTGTTGTCTCTGTAGCTCATCACGCCGTAGCGCCAGGCGTCGCAGGCGTCGTCGCCGACCTCGACCGGCACTTCCTTGAAGCCGCCGCCGCGCTCGGCCTGCCAGGCGTAGCCCGGGATCTCGCCCAGGAGCCCGCGGCAGGCCGGGTCGACCGTGATGCCGAGAGTGATCGCCTCAGCCACGGCGCCGATCCCCATCGCGACGTCGTTGTTCGCGGCGACCATCGGCAGGCCGGCGGCCTGGCATTCGGCGATGGCCCCGGGCTCGCTGGGGTCGGCGTAGAACATTTCGACGTTGTAGGCGAGCTTGAACGCCAGGAGCAGCGGGACCAGCTGGCCGACCGTCCTGCCGCGCTGGTAGATCTCGGCCAGGACCGCCAGCCGGCCGAGGCCCGTCTCGCCGATCACCTCGCAGGCGAACGGGTGGGTAAAGCCCCAGTCGATGCCGGCGTGGACGTGACGGAAGGGGCCCTCGGTGCTGCGGATCTGAGCGTCTGGCAGGGTCCAGATGACGCCCTCGGCTGCGACCCACAGGCCGCGCGCCAAGCGCTTGGCGTCGGCCGTGTCGCCCATCGCCGCCAGGCGGATCGGGTAGTCGTCGGGCAGGAAGGCATTGTCGCGCAGGTCGAGGTACTCGCGTCCTTCGCCCTCGCCGAAGTGCAGCTTCAGCCAGTGCCGCGGCCAGGCTGGGTTGGTGACCGCGGCCAGCTGGCGATATGGCAGGGTCTGGCGACGAAGGCGGCCGCCGACCATGATCCAGTCGGTCTCATCGAGCTGAATGGCCTCGTCGACGCCCGCCCAGTCCAGGTTGGCCGAGCCGATCTTCGAGGGCTGGTTGGTCGTGGGGTCATGGTCGAGGCCCAGGAACCAGATGCGCGACGGGTTGGCGCGATTGCCGAAGTCCACCCAGTGCTCGTTGGAGTTGCGCCGGACGATCAGCTCGGGCTTGGCGACCTCGTTCCAGAAGGTCCGCTCCGTCGTGAGCGCCAGGTCCTTGTGGACCTTGCGGATGATGGCCAGCTCCGCGCCCGGATGCGAGAGGCCGAGCCACCAGGCCTTCTCGACGAGTACTCGGCTCTTGCCCGAGCCCATCTGACCGGATCCCAGCAGCTCGGGCGCCTCGCTCTCGAAGAAGCGGCGATGCTCGGCGCTGGCCCAGGCCTGCGGGTAGGGGATGTGGACCGAGCCGCGTGGCCCCATGACGGCCAGGCGTTCGCGGATTGCCGCCCCGAAATCGAGCGAAGCCATGGCGGCCATCTAGTTGTGACTCCCGGCCGGAATCGCCTTGAACGTGACGAGCTCGTCCATGGCCAGGGCCTTACGGCGCTCGAACTCTTCGTCGGGCAGGCCATCGAGGGCCCGCACAATGACCCGAGCCACCAGGTCCGCCTGTGCCTCGATGAGCGCGATCGCGCGCTCGGCGATGCCCGCCTTGATGGCCTCCGCGGCGTACTTGGCCAGCCGGTCGCACCACTCGCCATAGAGCTTCACCATCGCCCGGATGTCTTCGCGGATGGTCACCACCTGGGAGTGAGCCTCGACCAGCTGGCCGTCGATCTCCACCGAGACATCTGTCGCTCGAGCAGCGATCTCTGAGGCCTTGATGGTCAGGTCCGTGCCGAATCCGGCGGCGCGCTCGCGCAGGAACGCGACGTTGCCCGCTGCCTCGGACACGAGGTCGAGCAGGGCCTGCTGCGGGTTGGTCTCCACAGGCCGCCCGAGGCGCTCAAGGGCCTGCTGGGCGGCTTCGGCGTGGCCATGCTTCTCACCATTGGGACTGGTGCCGCCGTGCAGCCGGCACTGGGCGGCGTGCAGGTGGTCCGTACCCCAGCCCTTTATTCGACGGCATGGACGCTCACCGTTGATCGGGTTGGTCTTGGCGCCGCAGTGCTTTGCAGGGTCGAATACGACCGGATGCTTCACCACGGGCCGGACAGCCGAAAGCGGGCGCTTGCCCGCGCCCGCCTGTTCGGTGCCGATCGTGTCGATCGCCAAGTTGACTCCCCGCGAGTAGGGGACCGACCGAGCCTCCCTCCACTCGCGACTCGCGGAGGCTCGGGTTGCGCCGGCGGCGCTATGCAGTCGTGGTCGGGGCGGCCCTCCAGAGCACGGTGCGGCGCGGCTTCTGGCCGAGCGTCTCGAGTCGGTTCGTCATCGGCGCCACGGAGACCTCCGGGACGATCTGCAGGAGGGCGATCAGCCAGGTCAGCAGGTTGGGCAAGATGTAGGTCTGGAAGAGCGGGACCACGATGCCGTAGGCCAGGGCGGCGAAGGCGGCGAGCTCAAGGTGAAACTGCGCGCCGGTCGCCGGGATCGTCCAGTTGAAGCCCTGGGCCGCGGCGAAGAGGCCGAACGCGGCGAGCATCAGGAACGTCTGCGCGGCAGCGGGGAGCTGGGCGTAGAGGTTGTGAGCGAAGTCGACGACGGCCCGGATGGCGTGGCGGATGGTCTGCACGGTTGCCTCCTTACGGCGTGAAGTACGCGGTGATGTCGAGGATGAGATCGGCGCTGGTGCCGTCGCCCAGGACCAGGGCGAGCGTCCCGTCTGCGCGCAGGGCGGACGTGAAGCCGTTGGCGAGCTCGTCGCCGGCCTTGAAGTTGAGGGTGGAGGTGTCGGGCTTGACGATCGGGTCCGGGCCCACCGCGACGTTGCCCTTGGCGGCCGCGTTGCAGACGGTCAGGTTGCCGGTCACGATCGCGGCGCCGGCCGGGATCGTGCCGCGCCCCGCGATCTGGACGCTGCGCGGGACGTGGGCGGTGAACTTGCCCGAGAGGCCGTTCCCGGAGCGGGTGTCGAGCAGGCGGACGGGTGGGATGGCGGTGATGTTCACGGCGGACCTCGGTGGACTCACGACGACAGGCGGGACGGGCGCGGGGCCGGTCCATGTCTTGCCGGTCAGGGTTTGGATGTCGGCGATCAGCGTCACCTGGCGCTCGTAGGTCAGCGTCTCCCACTGGAAGTCCCAGACCAGGACGTCGATCTCGTCGATGTCGTTGGCGAAGAACGCCGGCGTGACCCTGACGATGTAGCCCCAGGTCTTGAGGAAGTCGGCCATGGCGGTGTAGGTGCCGCCTGGAGTCGCATGGCCGCCCAGGACCGCCGTCGTCGTGTGGTCCCAGGTCTTCGCGGGGTACTCCTGGGCCGCCCGGATGACCTCGCAGGTGATGACGGACTGGAACTCGCTGCAGGCCTGTCGAATGGCGAGCTCGGTCTGCGGGACCTCGGCGAAGAAGAGCAGGTGATTGCCGCCCCAGCCGGCGGGGTCCTTGCGCACCCAGTTGTAGGCGGTCTGGGCGACGGCGCCTGGGCCCGGCGGCGTCGAGATCCCGGTGTATGCGTGGTACTTGGCCACGACCTGCGCGGCGGTCAGCCAGGTGATCTTGACCCCGAGCGCCGCGGCGGAGATGCGCCGGTCTCGCTCGATCGAGACGAAGACGCAGTTGCCCTCGACATTGTTGCCGAGCATGTCCGTGTCCGGGTCGAGCTCGATGTTGTGGAGCTCGGTCGGTGGGGTCGGAAGCGCGACCGGGACGGCCAGAGCGCGCAGCAGCAGCGCGGGCTTCTCGGGGTCGCGCGGCAGTCGGCCAAGCTCCGGCTGCCAGCCTATTGGCATGCCGTGGGGACCGATGGCGTCAGGCATCGTCAGCGTCCTCTGGATACTCAGGTCGCTTGTCGTCGCCGAGCAATCGTCTACCGGGGAACAACCGTTCGAGGAGGCACGGCTGCACGATGTACGTCGGCTCGGCAGGCTTGACTGCGCCCTGTGGCGGGCGGACGCGGGCCAGTTGCGCCTTGATGCGCTCGGCCTCTGCCCGGTGGTCTGCGCTGTTCTCGAGCCGGACGATGACCCCGACGCATGCCAGGCAGGCTATGAAGAGCGCGGCCAGCAGGAGGCCCATCTGGTCAGCGGTCATGACGCCACGTCCCGGTTGGCCCGGGCAACGCGCCGGCGCTTGATGTCCCGGACGGTGGTGAGGTCGGAGATGATGCCTTCGAGCTTGCGGATCCGCGCGACGGCGGCTGCGAGGTCGGACTTTGCCTTCGTGATGTCGCGAGTGAACTGGTCCCGCATCTGGACGAGTTCCGCCTCCAGGCCCCGGTTGCAGATCTGAAGCGACTCGTTCGCTCGCTGGAGGGTCCGGTTGGCCCCCACGATGGCCCGCGAGTCCGCCAGCGAAGGCGGCGGTCCTTCGCCCTTGATCTCGGTTGCTTCCGCGATGATGGCCTTGTTGGCGCGACGTTGCGATACGACGGCAGTCACGGTCGCTCCCAATATCACGCTGAATCCCGCCACCCAGAAGGGGAGCGGGATTTCGAGGTCGGTCAGGAAGTTCACGCGGGCACCCACTTCCCGTCGCGGATGAATCCGTGAATGCCGCCGCACTCGTTGTAGCCGAGGCACAGGATCGACGGTGAGACGTTGAAGTCGGCCTGGCCCAGAGTGCCGGTGACGGTGTGCTTGCCCAGACCGCCCGTGCAGCGCGAGCCGTCCGGTCTGGCGTGGCAGAAGTAGTAGCCGCCCGCCCCGGGGCCTGCGCCATCGGCCTCGAAGGGCACGATGCAGACCTGGTCGCTGATTTCGACACAGCGGCCGTTGAACTGCTTGGGGACGTGGGTGTGGCTCACGGCGTCACCACCAACCCCGCTTCTGCCACATCAGCCAGGCGCCCTCGATCGAGCCATACTTCGCTCGGGCGTAGGGGATGACGTAGTCGCGGAGCTGCGCGATGGGCTCGGTCGGCCAGTTGGGGAGCGAGTCCGCCATCTTGGAACAGGGCCAGAACTGCCCGAGCCCGCAAGCACCGCTGCGGCTGTTGACTGCATCCGGTCGCCAGCCGCTCTCGTGCCAGACGATCCAGTACAGGGCCGTCCATTCGCTCGGCGTCAGGTTGGCCAGTGCCCAGGCCTTCGCGTCCGCCACGGTGTGAGTCGGGGGCGACGTGGGTTGCCAGGGCGCCGGCGTCTGAGTCGGGGGGCTGTAGGTCGGATCGGCTAACTTTGGCGTTGTTAGGCGATCCTTTGGCGCTAGGGACGGCAGTGGTGTCAAAGCCGAAACGGGGTCGCCTGAGGGGCTCGCCGTCAGGGCCGAGAAGGTGGGCGGAGGTGTAGCTGGTGCTGCCAGGGCGGAACCTGTGGTCGCTAGGCACAGGAGCCCCAGGAGCAGCCGCCTCACGTCGACCTATAGCAGCGGGTTGGGCAGAGCATGGGGACGCCTCCGATCGAGGTAGCGCGCTGGCCGTGCCCGTCAAGTCACGGCCAGCCGCCGGAGGGAGGGTGGAGAGGCAAAGGGAACGGGGCGCCATTCCTGTGAGGCCGTCCTGGCGCCCTGACGAAACAGAACGGCCGTCCGCCCGCTCGGAAGCAGCTCGCCCGATTAGGGGCGCACGCCTCGAACGGGTAGACGGCCTGCTCACGGTTGGGGAGGTTAGCTGCGGGCAGCTGTCTGGGGGAATGACCTAACCAGGCCTACCGACGGGCAGGGGTAGGCTGAGCGCCTGGGCCATCTCGCGGCGGGAGCAAACGCCCAACTTGGAGTAGGCCGACCGGATGTGGTTGTGGACGGTGTGCTCCGACATGCCCAACTTGGCCGCAGCCACCTTCTCGGAGTCCCACTCCCACACGGCGCGGACGGATCGCCATTCCGCGGGGGTGAGATGGGCGGTCATGCCAAGACGTCCCAGAGGGTCGGGCCGGCCGGTGCTGGCGCGGGCCTCCGCTCTCGAAGCTGCCGCGTTGTCTCGGCCGTATGGCAGTCGTGGCAGAGCGGTTCAAGGTTCTCCTGGTGATGGACGCAGCCGCCGTAGTAGCCACGCCCCACGAGGGGCTCCCGATGATTGACCTCGGTGGCGGTCGCCGAGCACCGCTGGCATTTGTGATCGGCACGGCGCATTGCCTCCGCGCGGCCGGCGCCCCAATCGTGGTTGAGCCAGTAGGAGCCTTTCCAGCACTCGTTCTTGCACCAGTAGACGGCCCGCCCGGTCAGGGGCTCCCCGCACCACCAACAGAGTCGAGCGGCTCGACACTCCTCCCGCGTCATCCCGCGGACACGTTCGTTGCGGAGCGGGCAGGCCTCCTCCTCGCGGCTCATGCGGCCACCATGCGTTCGAACTCGGCCCGATTCGCCCGCTCATCACCCGGGCGCCTGGCCGACCAGTGGTCACCACGCCGGCACAGGTAGCAGACCCCGGAGGCATGGGGGGTCCAGCAACGACAGACGCAAACGGGACAGCGGCAAGGTGGCTGATCCGCAGAAGATCCCGCAGAAGTGGCCGCCGTTGATCGCCCTCCAGCCACCTAACAGCCCTCCAGCGTGAAGGGATCGCCGACCTTCGGACGGACCGGAGCACGCAGCCCGTTGATTCGTAAACAACAGGTCCTCGGTTCGAATCCGAGTGTCGGCTCCACTTTCCCCTCGTGGATCGCAACCTTCCGCGCGGAACGTCGCAACCCGGCCCGCAGGATTACCCGCAGAAGGCCTCCCAGGATGCTTGAGCGGTCACGCATCGGGGCTACCTCGCCTGGCCCAGCTGGTGCTGCATCACCTCGGCCGCGGCCTGGTCAGCGACCTCAGCCTGGCTCGTGTACTTGCGCGCCATCGCCGGCGTCGAATGGCCGGCGCGGCGCTCCCGGACGTCCTCCGGCACCCCGGCGTCGGCGAGGATCGTCAGCGAGGCATGGCGGAGCTCGTGGGGCGTGATCCGCGGCAGCTTCAGGCGCTTGCATGCCGCGTCGAGCTCCGCGCCCACCTTGTGCGGCGGGGCGCCGGCGGGCGTTACGAAGATGTGGCCGTCGTAGCTGCGCTTCGTTGACGGCTTGATGCTGCGAGAGTGAGCCGGCAGCCACTCCTTGAGGTACTCGCCGAGCGTGCCGGTGAAGGGCTGGCCGCCGGCGGCGTAGAGACGACGGAGATTGTCGAGCTCGACGTATCCCTCGTCTTCGGTTCGGCAGCGGACCTTCTTGGCGCGGCGCTTGCCGTCGATGATCCCGAGCGGCCAGCGAGCAAACCAACAGCCATCGGTGCGGCTGAAATAGACCGTTCCGGTGCCCCTGCGTCCCCTGCGTGCCATGTCGCCATCCTATGCCGTCCTTCGAAGTCGCGCGACGTAGTTCTCGATCTCCCGCTCCTCCACGAGCGTCCGGCCCGGGCTTGGGTGGATGGTCCGGATCTGCTTGCTGGCGATCAGCCGAAACAGGGTTGCCCGCGACACGCGCAGGCATTCCTGGGTTTCCGGGAGCGTCAGCAGCTTCGTCATGAGCGGTCGGGTTTCCGCGGGGAACGATCTAACCGGGTCGCCCGGCCCTTGATGGTCAGGACGACAGTGCCTTTGGTCGGGTAGTTCTGTGTGCTGTCCAGGCGACAGGGTTCGGTGCAGATCAGCAGGAAGTCGCCATCGGGCACCTGCGCCGAGTCGGTCTCGCCAGTCTCGTTGTCCCGGACGGTGACGGTCAGGCTCATGGGTGCTGCTCCCGCCACACGATGGCGACGGCCAAGGCGGCCCAGCAGTCAGCGGCAAAGCCATAGAGGGGGCCAGGCGCCGCCTTCGTGCCCTTCGCGCCATCACCTCCGAATCGGTCGAGCATGGCCCGTCGCACCAGGGCGTCGGCGCTCTTGACGTTGACCTTGCCGAACAGGTGCTGCTTGATCTCGGTCCGGGGCAGGAGCTCCGCGCCGCCGGCGGCCTGCTCGAAGCGGCCCACCCAGCGGCAGGTCTGGTAGACCTCCGCACCGGCGACGGATGCGACGGTGATCCACTCGATGACGACGGCAGTGGGGCCGCCGTTCCAGGCATTGCCGCGGAGCGCGTCGAGCAGGAGCTGGTTCGGTTCCTTGGCGAAGCCCTTGACCTCACCGTCGACCAGGAACACCCAGGCGCTCTGCGTCGGGCCTGGGTCGATCGCCAGGATGCGGCTAAATCCAGGCATCGTCTGCCTCCTGTCCATCGGGCTGGGTTGTCTCGGGTGGCTGCATCGGGCCGGGGCTACCTGGGCTCTCGCCTCGCTCGAGCAGCGGCCACCTCTCACGCTTCGCTGCTACCCGGGCCCGGCAGGCTATGACGTCCAGGCAGCGAGGGATCGCTTTGGGTGCTGAGTCCTCTCGATACCAGGCCAGGCTGATGGCAATCGTGCCGAACTCGTCGTGATGCCCACAGATGGCGCAGTCGGTCTGGAGGCGCAGCTCGATCGGCACGTCGACGTCCTGCTCGGGCATCAGGTAGCGGCTCACGTCTCGCCTGCCCAGTCGTCGACCGGCTCTGGTGTGGGAGTGGGCACCTGCTCGGTCGGGTGTGCTGCGCTGCCCAGCATCTGCTCGTACTCGCCCAGGGTTGCCTTGAGCCCCGTCGTCCCTCCGTCTTCACCTTCGCGCGCTTGCGCGCCTACCACTACGTTCCGTTCCGTTCCGTTCCCACTACCGCTACCACTACGTTCCGGGGCTATCGGGTGCTTACCTACTGCTGACCTACCGCTTACCTGATGCTTACCGTGTGCGTCCCGATAGCGGAAGTTCTGCTTTCCAGTCACCCTCTGGTGCTTCGGTAGACTCGGGATCACGGCACACCCACAGTCCAGCACCTTGAGGTGTTCGCTCTTGACCAGGGCGCTCGACCACTCGGCGACGTGCTTCTCCCGACGTGCACGCGCCTCGTACCCGAACAGGTCATGGGCGATGCGCTCGGGTCGCCACTCGATCCAACCTGCATCGTCCGCGACGCACCACAGGCCGATGTAGAACAGCCGGACGGCATAGGGCAGCTGAGCCATGTCGGAATCGGAGAAGAACTCTGGCTTGATCTGGCGGATCCTCATGACTGCCACCGATCCAGCGCCTGGAATAGCCAGGAGATCTCGCCGCTGCAGGTCCGGCAGGGCGTATCAACGGGGACGGCATCCAGCAGGTTCTGGGTGCTGAGGGTTAGGTGACCGCTCGGGCATAGGCCGGGCCAGCACTGGATGGTCTCCAGGCCGCTGCTTGCGAAGTGAAGGAGCCGCGCCGTCCCGTCCGATCTCACTACCCAGAAGAAGCTCTGCGGGCAGGACTCTATGAGCACCGCGGCGGCCCGGTGGATGCTCTCCCAGATCGCCTCGCGGAGCGCCTCGATCGAGGGCTTGACCTCGATGAATGTGCGCTCGCCCACCTGGAAGTCGGGCAGGTACTCGCCCGATTCGCTCTTGTAGACTCGCGGCTCGTACTGCCAAGCCAGACCGCCAGAGTCCATCCACTCAGCCACCCGGGCCTCCAGGCGTGAGCGCATCTGGACGCCGCGATAGACCGTCGGCCGCGCCGCGAACGGGTATGGGCTCGTCATCAAACGTCTCCCCTCTTCGCTCGAGCTTCTCGTTGGGCCGTCCGCTGCGCCATCACCCGCTGCCGACGTCGGAACCATTCCCACTGCCCGGGACTCCACTCTTCCCAGGGCATGCGCTCCGGCTGTGGACAACATGTGCATGCGCGGTGGGCCTGGATCAGCGTCGCCTCAGACATCGCGCCGGCGGCCCCCGGGTAGGGCTGGAACGGCTGCCCCACAACACCCAACGCCTGCCGATCCTCGGACGGGTCGAGCGGCGGGATGCGCGCCGGCGGCAGCGCGTCGCGCACGAGCTCGCCCACCCGGACCCAGGGTCGGATGGCGGCGTTGGGTGGCAGGGAGCCGTAGTGCATCGCTAGTCGACCGCCTCGGCTGTGCCGGGCTCGTGCCTTGCGGCATTGAACGCGGCGAGGTTGCCTTTGCCGCGCATCAGTTCCGCCTGGGCGGCACGCCTCTCAGGCGTCCAGTAGCCCGCAGCGCGCTTCGGTGTGCTCTCCGTCTCGTCCGCGGCCCCAGCAGGCTCTCCGGCGGCGTGGGCGGCCTTGGCGTGGGTGTTCGAGCCCTTGGCCCGCAGGTAGGCGTCGCACTCCACTGTGGCTGACAGGGCAACCGATAGGCCGGGCGCAAGCGTCTCGATCTCTACGTCGGCCGCGTCCAGGTCGGCGATCGAGGCGCGGCGCGAGCAGACCACCTCGTGCATACAGGACCCGCACGGCGCGGTCGCGATGGTCCGAACGGATGTGGACATGCGAACAACCTCCATTGCCGGTGACGGAGCCGGCTCGTCGTCTTCTTCGACGCCACCAGGGACGCCGTTGCACTTATCCAGCTCGCGCATCTCCGCGGCGTAACCGAGCGTGCAGTCGGTACAGGGGCTGACGGCGCGTAGGCCGCCGCAGTCGGGTGTGCGGTCGTTGGAGCCCTGCCAGTCGGCGAGTTCGTTGGCGCTCATGCAGAGCGGCGTCCAGTCCGACGTGGGTGGGTGCCACTGCCTGCGCGGTGGCTCGGGGCGGCGCTGGGCCATTCGGGGCTTGCCCGCCTTGCCCGCTACGAACACAGTCGGGCCGTCGCGGTAGATGACCGGCGCTACGGCCAAGGCGGAGCCGAGCAGGTACGTGCCGTCCTCATCGACGACCAGGCCGCTGGCGATCAGCTGGGCCAGAATGCGGCTGGTCGTGCTCTTGTGCAGGTCCAGCCGGCGCGCGATCGCCGACACGCCATCGGCCGGATGCTGCCGGATGTCGAGCAGGATCGCGGCAGCCCGGGCTACGGCGCGGACGCCTCCCGCATCCTCGGCCAGCTGAGGGGCGACGCGCAGCGCCGTGAGCGCCTCCTCGGTTGCGGTCGGCTCTCCGTGCGCTCGCCACTCGCGGTTGAACACGCGCGTGCCGTCGCCGGCGGCGGATCGCTGGGCATGCCAGGAAGAGAGGGGCGCGGCCTTGCCGGTCATGCGGTCGCCTCAGCCGGTACGAGGCCCCTTGCGATTCGGCTGGCCTGGGCGGCTCGTTCCTTACGCGCCGCGGCTTCCTGGGGGCTGTAGGCGGCCCAGACGCGGCTCATGCGGGCGCTGTCGGCTCCAGGGGTCCGGTAGCCGTTGTGCGGCTTGGGGAGCGCCGGCGTGATCGCAGAGCGCTCCTCGAAGAGCGGCAGTGGGCTGACCGGCCGGAGCTCGCACTCCGCGGCGTAGCAGCGTCCCTCGGGCTCACAGGTCGAGCAGTAGGCCGCGATCGCCCGGCTCGCCAGGATCAGCTTGCGCTCCGCAGTGGCGGCCCTCGCGCGTCGATCGACCCCGACGCGGCCCTTCTCTTTGACGCGCTGGCAGGACGGCGTGCAGTAGACGCGGTTGTCCGATCCGGAGTCGTCAGCGAAGACGGTCCCGCAAACGGTGCAGGCCTTCTGCCGCAGCTCCAGGGCCAGGCTGGCGAGCCGGGGCCAATCGAGGACCTCGGCCAGGCGTCGGGCCGTGTCGATGCGTGGCAGCATCCGCCCCGTTCGCCAGTACATGACCGAGGTCCGGGAAGCGTGCAGCGGCTCGGCGATCGTTCTGGTTCCGACGCCGCGCTTCTTCATGGCTCGCTCGAGCTCGTGCCCGAAGCGGATGGCGCGGTCGTGCTTGGTGGAGGTGAGCGGGATCAGGTAGGTCATGCCAGGCCCAGCCCGATCTGCTCGACATAGCCCTCGCAGAAGGCGCAGCGATGGACCGCCGATCCCACGAGCTCGCGCACCTGTGGCGGGCGCAGGGCCTGGAGGCTGTCACGGCTCATCGTCACGCCATACGGGAAGACGCGGCCACACGAGTCACAGCGCAGCGCCCAGGGCTGGGGATGGTCATAGAACGTCATGCCCCGCGCCGTGTACGTCCGATGCTTCCAGCCGGGCGTAGACGTGCGCTCGTCAGTCGGGACGTATCCCGGCTCCAGCTTGCCGTCGTACGTGGCCATGAACATCACTCCACACCCCTTCGGCGCATCTGGGCATGGAGGTGCAGCAGGCTGGCGATCGAGGGCAGGGTGTCATGGAGGTCGACGTTGGACTGGTGGCGGTCGATAGCTGGCGGGGCGTCCGTCGCCTCAGCCAGCCGTGCGCGTTCCAGGATCCAGAGCACACGGCCCAGGCCCCAACCCAGGCAGGCCAGCTCGGGTGGACCGTCGGCTATGCCACGCAACTCGGCCTCGTCGCAGAGGGCATCGATCTGGCGGATCCGCTCGGGGTAGTGCCAGAGGACCGCGTTCTCGCCGCGGTGATCGATAGGGTGACCGGCGGAGTGAGGGGGGATCGCCCCGCCGGCCATGGAGGAGGAGCGGGGCTCAGGGCCCCAAGGGCGGAACATCGGTCAGCCTTCCGGCTCGGGCTCGGCGTCCTCTGCGAGCGCCTCGACAACCTCATGGACGACGGCCTGCTGTTCGATGGGCAGGGTCGCCACGTCGGCAGCGATCGCCTCCACCGACCGGAACGGGAGCACGTTCTGCTCGCCCTCGTTGCCGGCGGTGCCCAGGCCTGGATCGAACATCGAGAGCTGCTTGTCGAAGAGGGCGATCTCCTCCTGCCAGGCGCCGTACTTGCGGACGACGAAGCCGAACTCCTCGAGGTCGTGCTTCATGACGCGGAGGGCGCCCTTTTCGGACATCGAGCCGTGGCAGAGCTCGTGGGTGACCAGGGCCTCCTGCTGGCTCGCGGCCAGACGCTTCCAGGCCCACTCCTCGACGCGGATGATGGCGTCGTAGCCGGTCAGGCCATGCCAGAGCGGCGGGACCTTGACGAAGCGGGCCAGGATGACGCAGCCGCCGTGCTCCTTGGCCTTGGCGCCCCGGACGATGACGCAGCCGAGCTTGAAGTTGTTGGCCCAGCCGAACTGGACCGGGTTGATGCGGATGAGGCGGTGCATCACCGTCTCGATCTCGCCGCTGACTTCGTAGACGACGGGGGCCGCAGGCTCCTTGACTTTGCGGGCGGCTCGGAACGCTCTTGCCATGACGGATGCTCCTTCTCAGGCGATCTGGGTGACGACGGACCCGGCCGGGCCCTTGACAACTTCGAAGACCGAATCGCCGACGTCGGCGAGGTCCTGGTGATGGGAGACGAGGACGACCCGCTCGAGCTCGCCCTGGTGGGCGAGGATCCGGAGCGCCTGGCCGAACGACCGGCGGGCGTCGGCGTCGAGTCCGTCCGGCTCGTCGATGACGAGAGTCCGGATCGCCGTGCCGGCTCGCCGTGCCACCAGGCGGCTGAGTCCGACGGCGAGGGCCAGGGAGACGCTCATGCGCTCCCCGCCGCTGTAGAGCCCCAGAGCGCGCTCTCCGGCGTCGTCCTGGACGATGAGGTCCAGGGCCTCGACGATGCCCTTGCCGTCTTTCTTGGCTCGCTGGGCCCGGATGTCCAGCGTCATGCCCGGGCGCAGCTGCTCGAGCAGCTCGTTGGCGGACGCGGTGAGCTCCGGCAGGACGCTCTCGATGATCCGAGCCGGGATCCCTGTCACGCCGAAGGCCTGGACGAGCCGGCGCAGGCGGGCGAGCCTTTGGTCGCTCTCGGCCAGGCCGGCCGCGAGCTCGTCCCGTTCGGTCGCCAGTCGATCGAGGCGCTCCAGGAGCCCCGCTGCCCGCTCGAGCTCGCCGGCGACACTGCGCCGAGCCTGGGCGATCGTGGTCAGCCGGCCCTCGACCGTCTCGATGCTCGAGCGGACCTCTGCCAGTTCGGTGGCCAGCCCGGATCCGGCTGCAGCGCGTTCCTTGGCCGCAGCCAGAGCTGCTCGGGCCGTGGTGCCCGCCGTGGTGATCTCGGCCAGCTCGGCCTCGGCCTCGGCGATGGCCTGGCGCGAGGCCTCGGCGATCTGGCGGTGAGCCTCGATCGCGGCGGCTTGGTCGCGGGCCTCGAGCGCCAAGCGGAGATCGATCCGCAGCGTGGTGATGCGAATGGGATCCAGGGCGAGCTCGCGCCGGTTGACGCGGAGACGCTCGACCTTGCCCGCCTCCATGGCCAAGTGGATCGGCTCCTGTGGTTCGGCGCCGATTGCCTCGAGATCCTCGCGGGCCTTGCGGAGCTTGCCGGCTAGGTCCGCCTGGTCGATCTGCCAGCTGTGCGAGCACTTCGGGCAGACGATCGGGGGCAGGCCGGCGAGACTGGCCTCGAGATCGTCGATCCGTCCCTGGTAGATGTTCCGCTGACCGCGCCAGTTCTCGACCGCGCTGTCGAAGGCGTTGGACTGCTGGTCGACCGAGGCCTGGTTGGTGGCGATCGCCCGTTCGAGCTCGCGGTCCTGGGCCTCTGCCTGCTCCTGCCGGGCGACCTCCGCCTCGAGAGCGGGGATGTCGGGCGTCGCGACGTCCGGATCCGCGTCGGCGATGATCCGTTCGGCGCCCTCGAGCCGGTTCGAGGCCTCGAGCTTCCGCGCGGAAACACGGCGGTAGCGCTCGGCCACCTCGTCGAGCTTGGTCTGCGCCGCGGTGACCTCGCTCTCGGCCGCGGCCGCGGCCGCGGCCTTCGCGGCAAGGTCGACCTCGCGCGCCTGCAGGGCGGTCCG